GTTTCCAGTCGTTCATCAATCCGCTTCCCGAAATATCTATATTCACCAAAGAAAGTCCTCGTGAAATGTCCGTCTTATAAGTAGCCCGCCATTCCTTAATCGCTTCATACATGAATTGTGTATTGACTCCATCGTTATATCCAGTCTTGTTTCGAAGAACGCCGTCTTGTAACATCGCCAGAATCGTTGCCGATGTTGCGGCATGAAGTAGTTCGGTTTGCGAAGGTGCAAGAATATAATTTATTGCATCTTCGGCGGCGAATGCTTGCCATATCGGAGAGATTGCCGGATCATCGGTTTCTCTGTTGATGTACAAATTCCTGTTCTGCATATCGGCAAGCACATCTCCGTTAATTGCCAAGCCCGCGAATGTTCCGCTTGTTCCGTTTACAGGTACGCCGTAATTGAATCTTAATAACGGAACCTGACTGTACGTAGCATAGCCGGAAATATCAATGAACAATCCTTCGAAACTAAAGAAACCATAAGTCGGATAACTCCACGAACCGAGTCCTCTGTCTGCTAATTCTAAATTTCGTGAAAACTCGCTTTGCGCATTATCAACTTGACTTCTTTTGAACGCTAAAAAACTTTTGATCTGAGTCGGTATCTTTTGTTGAAAATAATTTATCAGCTCTTGGCGAATCCAGTCTTTCGATAAATCTATTTTTGATTGAATTAACGCATCGAAGTTCGAAGCGTTTTTATCAACTTGAAAAGCAATCTCCGGCGAATTCAGTCTGTTCTTTACATCCTGAACTCCACAAAGTGTTTGCTGTACCCATGTAAGTTGTGCCATTCATAAATTCAGGCGGGGAGAATTTCCCCGCCCGTTATTATAATTTATCCAGCTGCTTGAGCTTCCTGAACAACCGAACCCGCGCTTGATGTATAGCCGCGTGTTACTGAGTCATAAGGAGCATTATCGGAATTGCCTAAGAGTGCAATCGCATTAACGAATGTCGATCCCGAGGCCGCCGTTATCACTATTTTCTGATAACGTTTTCTTAGTCCGTTCATAGGAATAAGAATATGCAACGGGGTGTTATCCGCTTCGTCCGGTAATGTCAGGGGTGATACACTGAAATCCGTAAGCGGAATAACAGTGTAAGAGCCGCCCGTAGTATCGCACTCGGTTACGTTAAGTGCCGCCAAAGGAGCGGCGATAACTCCGAAACTTACGATATAACTAACCGAATGGAATCCCGCCATATCTAAATATCCCGGCGAAACGAGTGTTAATGTTGTACCGTTCGCATCCGCAACAGGCGGCACGATCTGAATACATTTTTCTGTTTGTAATGGAAACATTTTTTATTTTCCTTTCAAATTAGTTAGATTTAAGTCCCACGATTGCACCGCCCAAAGACGAAGAACCGAGTTCGTGATTTACCATTCCGATTCTGCGATCAATGCGAATCGAAGTAGTGTTTGTTGATACGTTCGTATCTCCCTGATTTGCTTGGAAAATAGTATATTCGCCTTTGTGAACAAAAGTCGAACTGAATTCCAAATCACCATAGAGAACTGAAATCGTGCCCGTACCCGGATCGGTAGATGGAAGCATCTGCGAAATAACAACCTCAACCCCGTCGAACTGATACGGATTTCCACCCGCTGCCAACATGAGTAAGTTTGTTCCGCCTGCCGTTGCCAACTTCGAACGAAGTACCGTTCTGTAATAATTATTGTGGCAGAAGATTTTCGGCTTCATACCGGGGAACATCGGCAATGCGCCCATCATAGCTTCGATGTCCGCAACGGTCTGCGCTGCCCATGTGGTGCTTGTTCCTTGCAAGACAACACCCTTATTCGAAGCGATATTAGTAAGTCCGGGAATAACTCCGATGGTGTTACCGTATTTCAAAGTTCCGTCACCATTAAACCCAGCATCATCCGCTTTTGACTGCATTTGAATAACGGAGTCCTTTACAAGCCAATCCACGATTCCGATAATAGAATCAGCATTCAACTCATTTGAAATATCCGTCAAAGACGAGATACGTTTCAAAAGAACTTGAATTTGATCTATTCCCATTTGAGATTTGGAAATAGTTGCAAGTTCACCCTCCCATGCGGCGGTGATCGAACTCTGTTTACGCGGCTGTCTGTAATCGTTTGAAGTCACGGCAATACTACGAGCGTATTTTTCAAACACTCCATATTCCTGCGCGAGATAAATAAAGTCAGCTGAGAATTCAGGCGGCACTAAATATCCACCCGACCCAACAGCACCTTCGTTCATAGCGAGATAATTCAAGCCGAATCCCTCTGCCTTCTGTTGGTATTCTCTGCGAGTGCGTTCGTTACCTGCAACAGCTCCAAAGATGAATGTTCCTAAGCGATAGGCTCTTTCATCCGGTGTCAAAACTTCTCTGCGTCCGTTATGCGAAGAAAGAACTTCTCTATCACCATGAAATGATTTCAAATGTCCTATTGATTTAGGAAATGAAACCAGTGTATCCGGTGCAAGCGGCATTTGTCCGCCCTGAGTGCGATTCGATGACTGAGATTGACGTGCGTTAGCCGCTAATGTAGCCGCCGCGTTTTGATTCTTTTCAATCTCCAGTTTCTTCCCTACCATCGCTTCGTTTTGAGTCGAAAGAATTTGCGCCAAAGCCAAATCCTCCGAAGAGATATTACGAGCCGCGCCCGTAGCATCTTTGTCGTTTGTCAAAGCAAGAATCTGTGTATCGTTCTTGCTTCGCTGTACTCCCAACGCCGATATATTCGCAGTCGGGAGCCATGTAGTGAATTCTAATTCATTCATAAAATTTAATTATAAATTGGTTGTTCGATTTGACTGCGAAGAATCTTAGCCCGAAGGTTAAGAGCATCCGCGTTTATCTTTTGCGATTCGGTTTCTTTATTCGGGTTATATTTATCTAAAAACTCATCGAGGTTTCCGATACATTCTTTCATCGTATCAGAGTGATCGGACATAGCCGCAACTATTGCATCGCGATTCGCCTTCACTGATTCCCAATTAGCCTTAGATACAGGTTTCCCGGATAGAGTGCCGAGTTTCTTTCTTTCTTCGCTCTTCTCTGCCTGAGAGGACAAGCGATTTACATAAGCAAGAACGACTGCCTGAGCACGTTCGCGTAATTCAGTATTTGGCACTTCCAGAGTACCGTAAAATTTTGGTTCAATAAAATGAGAGAGGAAGAAATTCTTTGCCATCTCATTCGTATCATCTTCATTCGTTTCCGAAGCGGAGTAAGTATCGAAAATCTTTGTAAGTCTATCTGTAAATTCGCTGAGTGCGCCCGTCCAATTTGCGCGGCGTGATTCGATAGGAATATCTTCATTACAGAAACAATCATACCCTGCATAGTAAAGGCAATTCATTAACGATGACATTTGATTCAATGCCAACGATTCATCTATATCTTCGAAGTAATCTTTAGTACCGTCGTTCATAGATTGTACTTCCGTAACTAAAGCCGCATCCATAGCCGGAGTTAGTGTGAGTGAATTTTCAATGAGTTGCACCTTTTGACGAATAAGAATGGAAGTCCATCCCTTTGCATCTTCTAAGCCCTGTGCTAAGAATTGCTTGGCAAGGTATTTCGGGAGTAGCGTTTCGTAATCTTTGGGATAGATTCTAAAGGACTTTGTTGTAAGGAATCCGATTGACATTCCAACGGATAAACCGTCAGCGGCTCTTTCTGAGGCACGAGTACGGAGCGTTTGCGCCGCTTCATCGGAATGGAACTTCCCTTCAAAATATAATCCTTTTGCATCCTCTCGCGCGGCTGTTGGGTATCCATAGGTTCCTAATACTGTATATTCAAAATTTTGTGCGGCTCCGTGTGAGTCAGGTGAGAAGCCGTTTTTTAAGAATGAAGGAATAGATTCATTGTAACATCCGTCGGCAAATATCGAACCGTAATTGTTTTCTAAAAAGCCTTTTAAGTTAGCGTAGCCTTGCCACGTTCCCCTTACTTTACCTGTTGCATCCGTTGAATCGGATGACTGATATTCGACTAACGGGATAGTAAGTCGTTGCAAATTATTAACGGCGCGTAAGATTTGCTTTTTCATTCTTACAATGATAAAGCAAAAAACAGGTTAATACATTACGGAATGTCTAAAATGTATAAACGAATTCAGTAACCGCGTATGTAGGTATGGAAGGATGAAACGGAGATTCTAATACCGCATGGAAGTTTAATCGCAGCTATTTTTTTGCGTGCTATTCTTTTGTAAATTGCATCTATGGTTATAGGGTCGGGAAGTCTTCGCAGTGCTATTTCGTGCGCTTGTTTGATTGAAAGGGTATAGTCGTTTTTTTGGGAGAGTTTCGCCATTAATCCTCGGCTTCTTTATAAATCGGTAACTTATGAATTGCGTTAAGAATATCTTCGTTGCATTCATCGCTCCAAGAAGTTGTAACGCCGTTTTCATCCGGTGGCTCTGGAGTCGGCATAGAAGGAAGTGTTATCGTTACCTGTTCGGGAACTTCATCCTCTAACCAAGTTGCTTCGTTGCCCATTTTAGTGTACTCCGTTTAATGATGGTTCTGCTTTATGCTTTGCTTTTGTAGTCACGGGCTTAGTTGCGGGTTCTGCTCCGGCAACGACATCTTCAGGTTTCGCTCCGGGAAGTTCTGAGGTTCCGAATGCCGTACCCGTTGATTCCGAGTAATACATTCCACCTTCCTTACCTCCAACTTCTTCCTCACCAATTAAATCCAAAGCGCGGTCACGGGTTATTAAATTATACCTGAATTGATCTATAACTTTGCCTTGCAGTTTTGCATCGGCTACCATAAGTGCGGGAATATTCGAGTAGTCAAATTCAATAGATAAATCCGAGCCTTTACAATCGTAAAAAACTTCATCCTTAAACATGCGGTTGAATGCTCTGCCATAAGCAACCCAAAGGGATACCATCGTATCCTCATAAAATGTTTGTTTATCAATCTCTCTATTTGCAAAAGTACCGGCATATTCCAAACCTGTTAGCATTTGAGCGTAGCCAACAGGAACGCCGTAGGTGGCGCAAATTCTGGTCTCTGGAAGCATAGAGAATTCAGTGAGCAACATTTCTTTCGGAGAGAATCCAACCTTTTCTAATTTGAAATCCTTGTTCATTAACGCGGGCTTGCCTCTATTCCGCCCGTTGAACTTCGTAATGATCTTTTCAATCGCTCCGTCAATTTGATCCTGAGTCATTACGTCAACCTGTTCGCCGGGATAGATGACAAAAGGAGGTGCTCCACCGTTGAGTAAAAGTGAAACCGATAACTGAGCAACCTGAGAATCTAAATCAACTAACGCCGCTAAAGCAAGAAGGGGTGAGGTGCTTGTATAGGGTTTAAGGAAATCTATTGAAGGAAATTTGAAAGTGCCTATATCTTCGGGAGCTATAAATTTTCTGAATCCCGCTCCGTTATCGTACCAATAACCGTCTATCCATCGCGTCGTTCCCTGTTGAACGGAAATCTGCGAAGCGTGATAAGGATAGATTTCAGTTACTACTCCGTAGCCATCGCGGACTTTATGGAAATACATTTTGCCGCCAACATCATTGTAAATCGAAAGGTATTGTAAGAGGTCAGATGTATCGCAGTAAGGATTAGGTGATTCTAAAAGTCTCTGGAGATCGTTTTGTTCACCTTCTTTTTTTCCCTTTTTAACTTTGCCGCCTCTTTTAGAAACGATTAACGGCGGCTGGTGTATGGCTTGTGCTCTTCGCGTGATACAATTAAATACGATCGAGTTCTGAGAGTAGCCTTCATTAGCGAACTTGAGAGTTTGCGGGTTGCGGGAAAGTAAATGACTATAAGCGGGGTCAAGAGGAAAAGACCCGTCGGAAATTTGTATTCCGCTTTGCTGTTTTCTTTGAGCACTAAGTTCTGAAAAGGCTACTGGCATTATTGTATCATTGAACTTACTATTCGTAAGTCTGCATTATTCAAATACACGACTTTATTTTCAATACCGATCCCCGAAAGAAATTCCTCCACTTGCTGCCGGAGTGCGAGTAATTCCGGCACTGTTAAATCCCTCTCTGTTTTCGAGGTAAATACTAAAACGTCTTTTGGGCGTAATAGTTCAGGCTGTAGGATTTTGCATTCAATAGTGAGTTTTTTATTAAACATTAGTTTTGAGCGAAATAATTAGTTGGCTTTCTACTTGTTAGTTTTCTATGGCAGCCAACGAGTGCATCCAAAATATCATCGTGTCCGCCAGTGAACTCCATCCCGTTCGCTGTTTCTTTTTCAATGAGTCGGCTAAGTTCTAATAGCGCGGGTTCATTCCATCCACCTTCACAAAACTTAATCATACCGGATTGTGAAGCACTTTGGAAACTTCCCATTTCCCTCGTTGCTCTGAAAACTTTATTATCCCGAACGTTATCCGTCTCGGCGCGTATGCCATTAGAGATTAAAAGTTTTTTCAATTCAAGAACATCATTCACTCCCGCACCCATTCCTGATTCTAAGTAAACTTTTATATTCGGGAAAAGTTCATTCCATTCTAAACATTTAGAAAGAATTTCCTGATTTCGTTTTGCAATCTCCCAACGTCCGAAGTGCATATCCTGAATCCATTCATTCATAGATTTATCGGATAGCATTAAACCGCCTGCGGTTTGATCTGCTTTAGGGTTCTCTGAATATGCTAAATCCCAATAAACGCAACATCCCTTCATCTCGCCATTAAGATGGGGCAGTTGCCATGCCTGCCCGTTCTTTTGAAGATACCATGCGCGCTTGAATATATTGCCCTCTCTCGATGAGGGACTGCCTTGATATAAACTGGAAAACCAATGAGTGCCGATCATTGCTTTGGTTTTCAAAACATCTTCTTTTGAAAACCTTTCGGGATGAAGAACATCCCCTATTTCGCGCAAATCCTCTTTCGATCTTTGCGATTCATCTTCTAAAATCTCAGGGAAGGAAATAATTCTCCATTGTTCTCCGCCAGCCTTCATGTTGCGCTCAAGCCTTCCGATTAAATCATCTTCATGCCATTGTGTGCCGCAAATACAAATTGCAGAGTCCGCCGATTGACGGCGCGTATAAAATACAGCCTGAAACCATTCCCAAATAGATTCACGGACAACGGGACTTTCCGCTTCGGCAGCATCTTTGAAATAATCATCTATAAACCCGTGTGTAAAGCCGCGTCCGGTTATCCCTGTTCCTATGCCCGCCGATCTGTAATAGCCTTTATGATTTACGATTTCAAATTCAGATGAATTTCTAAGATAGGTATTTTCCGCAATCGCCCGAACGTGCGAACCGTGAAGTTTAGTCTGCGGGAAAATCTTTTGGTATTCCGGTGAGTCTATAATTCTTTGAACGGCGCGATTACTTGTTGCGGCTAAACTATCGGCGTATGAACAGGCAATTATTTGAGCATCCGGGTTTACTCCGAAAAGATACGACGGGGAGCGAAGAGAAATCAATTCAGTCTTTCCGCCGCGTGGTCTCATTTTTATTATGAGACGTTTTTCTTTTCCTAAGATGAGATCATTTAGTGCGGAAATGATTATCCGGTTATACCATGCAAATTGATAATTCGGGAAGGTATGACGGATGTAGTTTTCGAGTGAGGATTTAGCTGATTCATTCCTATCCCGCTCGGACAGTGAAACCTTTGCGGATGTATAGGCTCGGAGTTCTTCGGTTGTAAGGAGTGCGGCTTGTTGGGGAGTTAGGCTCATTTTTGTTCTCTCAGAATGCTTAGAAAAGTTTACCGCTGCTCCGCATTTGCCGTTTTCGTGTATAAAATTTTATACATTTGCAATGATAGATTCCGCCTCGTTCACGATCTCACCACTTCTTTCAATCGCCTTCAACTCTATCTCTGCTATTGTTTGGAGTAAGTGAGCGCGTTCATCGGCTTCGGATG